GTTCCGTGGAACATCAATCAAGGCCCGGATGCTATGACTGCCGTTTATGTGATTGATGGTAAAGAAGTGGCAAACGGTGAGCCGAACGAAACGACATTCACCAGCAAGGAGATTTTGGCGAATCCAAAGATGTGCGCGAATCCAGATAGGTTTATTCAGGAAATGCGCGGAATTGGGGGGAGGGTGATTGGATAATGGGGAACTTAAATGAGTTGGCTCTTTTCGCGGGCGCTGGTGGCGGCATACTTGGCGGACACTTGCTTGGATGGCGGACAGTCTGCGCCGTTGAATGGGAACCCTACCCCGCAAGCGTATTGTGCGCCCGACAAAATGACGGACTTCTCCCGCCTTTCCCGATTTGGGATGACGTTCAAACCTTTGACGGCAAACCGTGGCGAGGCATTGTTGATGTTGTATCGGGAGGATTTCCCTGCCAAGACATCAGCGTTGCCGGAAAAGGAGCTGGAATCAACGGCGATCGGTCAGGAATGTGGAAACACATGGCGCGTATCATTGGCGAGGTTCGACCCCGATTCGTCTTTGTGGAAAACAGCCCAGCTCTCATTACTCGGGGGCTCGGACGAGTGCTCGGTGACTTGGCCGCGCTCGGGTATGACTGCCGCTGGACAGTGCTGGGAGCTGCCGATGTTGGAGCGAACCACCAGCGGGACAGATTCTGGCTTGTGGCCCACGCCCACGGCATCAGCGATGCCATGCGAAGGGACGCAGCGGATCATGCGCAAGAAATGGCTGGCAGGAGAGTTGAGTCTAGAAGAAGCCAGCGCGATTGCGGGGCGGGATGTTCGCAAAGCGCAGGGCAAAGTTCCGTCAATGTGGCCGACGCCAACAGTGTGCGGAAATTACAACCGCAAGGGGGCAAGTGCGACGAGCGGGGATGGATTGGCGACGGCGGTAAGGATGTGGGCGACTCCAACAGCGCACAACGCCAAGGAAACGAATGCGCCGAGCGAATCGGAGCGCAACAGTCCGACATTGGCAGCGCAGGCTGGTGGAAGTCTGAACCCAACGTGGGTCGAGTGGCTAATGGGGTGGCCGCTAGGATGGACAGACTTAAAGCCATTGGAAATGGACAAGTCCCTTTGTGTGCAGCGACAGCATGGAGCATATTAAATGCTCCGTGACTACCAACAGCGCACCATTGACCAACTCTACGCTTGGTTCGCCGCAGGCAACCAGGGAAACCCATGCTTAGTGTTGCCGACCGGCTCGGGAAAGAGCCATATTGTCGCGGCGCTTTGCAAAGATGCCCTGCAAAAGTGGCCGCAGACTCGGGTGTTGATGCTCACGCACGTTAAAGAACTGATCGAACAAAACGCGGAAAAAATGCGACAACACTGGCCGGGTGCGCCCATGGGGATTTACTCTGCCAGTATTGGGAGGCGTCAGTTAGGCGAGCCGATCACCTTTGCCGGTATCCAATCAATCCGCACTAAGGCGCAGGAAGTCGGGCATATAGACTTGATTCTGATTGACGAATGCCACTTAGTCAGTCATAAGGACGAGGGCGGATATCGCACCTTTCTAGCCGAACTGCAAGCTATCAACCCGGCGTTGCGCGTAGTGGGGCTTACTGCCACGCCTTACCGCCTAGGGCATGGTCTTATCACCGACGCACCGGCAATCTTTGCCGATCTCATCGAGCCGGTTAGCATCGAAGAGCTTGTTTTCCGGGGCTACCTTTCCAAGCTGCGAAGCAAGGTAACAGGCGCGCGGCTAGATGTGTCCAAAGTCAAGAAACGCGGTGGTGAGTACATAGAGGCCGATCTTCAGCGCGCTGTAGATACTGACGACCAGAATCACGCCGTAGTGCGTGAAGTAATCTCACGGGCAGAAGATCGTAAAGCATGGCTATTTTTCTGCACTGGCGTGGCCCATGCTCAACATGTGGCCGAAGTGTTGCAAAAGTATGGCATCGCCGCCGCTTGTGTGACTGGCGACACGCCCAAGTCTGAAAGGGCCGCAATTCTTGCGGATTTTAAGGCGGGCAAACTCCGCGCGCTGACCAATGCCAACGTGCTAACCACGGGCTTTGATTATCCCGACATTGATCTCATCGCCATGATTCGCCCCACCATGTCTCCGAGCCTTTACGTGCAGATGGCAGGTCGTGGCATGAGGCCAAAGAGCCACACCAACCACTGTCTAGTGCTGGACTTCGCTGGCGTGGTGGAGACTCATGGCCCGATCACCGCAGTTCAGCCTCCGAAAAAAGCAGGATCTGGGAATGGGGAAGCCCCTGTCAAAGTATGCGACAACTGCGCCGAACTTTGCCCGATTTCTGCCCGTCAGTGCCCAGCATGTAGCGCAGAGTTCCCGGCACCAGAGCCGAAACGTTTTGAGCTGCGAACTGATGACATTATGGGAATGGAGGCCCAAGAGCTTGAGGTTACAAGCTGGAACTGGCGCAGGCATGTTAGCAAGGCATCGGGTAAGGAAATGCTCGCCGTGACGTATTACGGAGCGCTAAGTGATAAGCCGATCACCGAATACTTGCCCATCAACCACACCGGCTATGCGGGACAGAAGGCTATAGAAGCATTATGGATAGCAAAACAAAACAGCAACGCGCCAACGGCTGAAGATACATCTCTTGATGGCATAGCGGCATCCATGAACAAAGGTGTGTCGCCGACTACCATTACTTATAAGCAAGACGGCAAATTTTATAGGGTGCTGACTAGATCATGGCAATGACAAAAAAAGAACGGTTACAAATGGAGCGGCTGGAACGCTTACTTGCCGCCGAGCGCGAGCGGTCAGAAAAGCAATGGGACAACTATAGAAAAATGATGTGGGAAAATGTCGACCTCAAGCTAAAGCTTGAGGAAATTGAAAAAGTGCTTAAGGGTGAATATGACTGACCGCATCCCAACCGAGCACGAAGAACAGCGAGAGTTCGTCAGATGGTTTCGACAGACCTACCCCGGCGTAAGAATTTTTGCCATTCCCAACGGCGGTGCCAGATCGCCAAGCGTGGCCGGGCGTCTCAAGGCCGAGGGCGTGTCCAAGGGCGTTCCAGACCTCTACATCCCGGAGTGGCGCACCTGGGTGGAGATGAAGCGCATCAAGGGCGGCGCAATCTCGCCAGAGCAAAAAGATTGGCGTGCATACCTTGAAAGTATTGGCGATTTTGTTATAGTAGGAAAAGGCAATGAAGATGCCCAAAGGCATATTATTGCCTGCGCCAAGACGCATGGCGATTGCTGACCCGTACTAGTCGGGGCGTGCGATCGACAAAAGCAATCGTCAGCCATGTTGGTGTTACGGGGCGGGGCGCTGTCATGGTGCGTTAAGAAAGCCCTATTTTGCCGACTGACAGCCGGAAAGACGGCACCAACACGCATGAGGATTGTGTATCCGGATCGCTACCGGGTTATAGTGTAGCTCACTTAAAATCAGTCCTCAGCCGTGTTGGTGAATGCGCAGGCTGATGCGCAAGGTACGCTAATAAACTGCCGTCCGGGAAGCCTTACCCGGACACGCCGGAGATCAGCACCGGCCACCAACAACTAACCCGCTCACAAGGCGGGTTTTTTATCGCCTAAACACTTTTTTTACATTTTGTTGTGAAAAAGACTTGCATCATGCGTTCATTGTGCGTATAGTTCGATACATCAACAACGCAACACCAACCAAGGAGCTGCATCATGCAAACACTTGCACCGCGCGAAATCATCGAACCGCAAGGCTATTACCTCAAGGATGTGTATCTGACAAAGGCAGGCCGCGCCAAGGCTGAGTCACTTTACAACTATGCTTATTGCGGCGGCTGGGCGTCTGACCATCTTGGAAAATACCCAAGCGAATTCGATCCCAATGATACGTTTGAAGAAACGTATTACGTCAAAGCGCCCGGCACCCTTGAATCTCTCATTTCAGACATTGAAAGCCAAGCCACACAAGGATTCGAGCATCCTATCCTTGAGATGGAAGGTTATAGCGATGACTTGATCGAAGGCGTTGATTACGTAATTGAATTTATAAGCATCGAAGAATTTGACCTTCAGCTTTTGGCAAAACGACTAAACGAGCTTCACGAAATTATGGAGCAAGAGTTAAACAGATTAGGCGCTTAATCAATCCGCCCCCCTCGGGGGGCACTACTCACAGGGAGGCAATATGCAAAACATGAAAACAAAGCAGCAGTTGGCCCGTAGAGCAGTACAGCTTTTCCCGATGCGCGATTACGCAAACCGTCGCGCAGTTATCCACCAGCGCAAAGGCTGGGCGCGCAGTGTGTTGAAACTAGGCAAGAAATGGATTCTTGCGGCTGACCGTGACACCGCCGTGTTTATGGTGTGTTTGTTGGCGATTCCGGTTTTGTGTATGGGGCCAGTATGAGCCTCACACGCTACGGCATTCTTGACGATGACGGGCAGCTTGTGCGCTGGACGTATGAGCAGCCCGCAGATGGTGTGATGTATCTGATTGAAGTCACCAAGCCGCTACACGAAATTGATTGGGAAAACTTCGAGGGGGCGTTATTTTGAGAAAGCAAAGCAAACGTCAAATCAGGCCCAAGGTTATCCCAACAATGGCGTTTCTGTATTCTGTGCCTGACTTGGAAATTGCCATTCTTAGCGCGGTGGCTGCGTTTCGCGGTGGATATGCAACACCGGGACAGTTTGACATTTTGCTAGACACCCGCGACTTATTGTTACTTGGCGCAGTTGGTGCCAAAGATGACGGCGTAAAAGAAGTGGCGCGGGCCGTTAATGATGTGCTGGCTGACATACGCGAATCATGGGACGGCACTAGTTTTGCGTTATTGAGCGAGGATGCCCTAAACGCCCTTGATGTTTTGGCCGATGTATCAAATGACTTCTGGAAACGCAAGTCTGGCGCACTATATCAAGCTGCATATGTCCATCTTAAACAGTGGAGGCAAAAGCAAGATGAAGACCAAGGCATTAAGTCATGAGCCTATTAAGCCGGGCTGGTATATCTGTGAGTGGGGCGAATTTGCCGCGAGCCCTACGCTTATTTACTACGACGAGCGCGGCTGGCAGCGTCAGCCAGGATGCGAAAGCTTCTTCGGTACGCACGAAGACGACGTATGGTGGGACGAGTTTGAACCAAGTGACTTCACCAAGTTTTTGTTGAGGGTAATGCCATGAACTGGGCTGATTATGTTTTGCAGACACCCAAAACGCTTGAAGAACGAAGGCTAGAGGCATCGGCTCAATACAGACGGGAAAAGTTCAATGAATACCAACGCAAACGCAGGGCAGAAAAAAAAATGGTGCAGCAATTGTTGGAGGGAAAAACCCGTTGAAGGTGGTTTTTACAAAGCATCAAAGAGTCCAGTTAAACGATGGAGGTGTGCAGAATGCGCGAAACAGACAAAACAATCGAAGCAATGAAAATGGCGTTGGAGGCGTTGGAGTGGATATCGGATGTCCGCCAAGACGAAGACGATGAGGCGGGCGAATGCGCGTCTTGCCATGAGCGCAGCTATAAACCTCACGCACCTGATTGTGCAAAGCAAAACGCAATCACCGCCCTCCGCGCCGCCATAGCCGAGGCATCAATGCAGCGGCTTACGGATGTGCAGCAAGAGATGGAGCAGGAGCCGGTGGCGTGGATGCTGGACGGAAAGTTTTACACAGCAAAAGAATTTAGTTTGTTCACCCTCACAACAAAAGAAAAACTCAATCGAATCCCTTTTTACTCCTACCCACCCCGCCGCGAGTGGGTTGAGCTGACGGATGAGGAGATGTTCAAATGCGTTGCCTTAGAAAAGCTCGATGCTTTGCGTTACTTGGAAACCAAACTGAAGGAGAAGAACGGTGGGTGATTTATTTGACTTACTGATAATTATCATTTTTGGATTAATAAACAGTGTGATTTATTTTTCCGTCAAATTCAAACTCAATAATCGCAACACATGACAGAAACCATCAAAGCCAAATACAAAGCCAGCATACCCGGCAAAAGCAGCATTGATATCGAACACGGCGCGCTGCCGCTAGACCTTCACAAGATGATCGTGTGGATTATGGGTATGCCGGAAGAGGCGCGGGCGCTGTTGCCGGAATATGAGAGGTTGAGGGATGAAGCATGACCAAAGAAGAAATGCTTCGCATCATGCGCTTGCTTTCCGCGCTTGAGGCGGTCGGGCTGTATCGAGAGCCTGCGTTCCCGTCTTACTTAGTGGAACAAATTGATGATGCTGTTGCGATACTTGAGAGAGAGATTCTGAAATGAAACTTCAACAATGGCGCCAAGCTTTGCCAAAGGCTGAGCAGATAGCGCATAAAGTAGAGCAGGAAGTACAGAAACAGATGGGCGAGGCGCTTATCCAGATGGCAGATCAATGGACAAGCGAAAACAAATTGATTCACGCGGGAGCGGCTAGACGATTGGCAGAAAAACTTAGGGAGCAATCATGTACGAGTACAAAGCAAAAATAGTCAATGTTGTTGATGGCGATACTGTAGATGCACTAGTAGATGTGGGCTTTAAGATTCAAACCATTCAACGCTTACGCTTGGCGCGGGTTGACACACCAGAGCGCAGCCAGCCTGCTTATGCGGAGGCTAAAGAGTTTGTTCAAAACTTGATAGGTAACAAAGAAGTTTTTGTTAGAACGCACAAAGTCAGCAAATGGGGCTATTTCTTGGCCGACATTCAGATTGACGGGCGAGATGTGGCTGATGCTTTGATTGCTACCAATCTTGGTGTGGCTTACTTAGGGGGCAAAAAATGACAGAGCAAGAAAGCAAAGCGTGGAATGATGCCATTGACGCAGTGCTTGAGCTTTTACGAATTCACCCACCGCACAGAATGGGTGAAGCGATGTTTATGCGCCGATTGGTGGCATTAAAACAACCAACCAAAAAGGCAGCGAAATGAAAGTTTCGCTGCCAACATTACAAACAGTCAATGAGACTTTAGCCGTGTGGAATCCTGGTAGTCAGGAGGCCATTATTACGCCGCCAGAAGCCAGCTTAGTAATAGAGCCAAACATCCATGACATCCAAGCCGCCAGGCTTCAAAGGCAAATGAAAAATGCTCAATTGGGCGTTCAGCAACCAATTAGGACACCACAACCAGCAACTCAATCGTCAATCAAAAACACATGGAAAAACATCTGCCACAAAGCAGCAATGACTTGCGGGGTTTTGTTTCTCCCATCGTTTTCTTTTTTGGCGTTTGGGCTTATTGGCTTGATTGTTCCTGCCAGTTTGCTCGTGCTTGGTATTACGCTGGCTATCGCAGGCGGAAAGCCGACCGAGAAGATTGAGCGAGCCAATGCTGAGCGAGCCGTTGAAATGAGCCAATACGACCCGCGATGAAACTCAAAAACTCTTCAGACGGCATTGCCGTGGTGGATCACGATTACTACTGGCAACCAATGGAAACATGCCCAACAGGGCGCAAAGTACAGCTTCTTAGCGCGTTAGGCTGTGCTGTATATGGCACTTGGGATGGGCGCAGCACATTTTGGATAATGTGGGCACCGCTTCCTAAAAAACCTGAAAATCACTGATTTTTGTGTTACAAATTAAATATATGCCTTGCGGCATATGCTTTAGAGGAGAAAGCAAAAAATAATAATTGATAAACCTAACATGAGGCAATCAACATGGGAGAGTTTGATTTAATTTCGATTGTTGGGCTTTTGTTGATTATTTACGGCGGTTTTTCTGATTAAAAAAAAGGCCGCTTCGAGCGGCCTTTATTTTACTCATCTTTGAAAATTGGCGTTGTAGTCACCCAGCGCAAAACAATGTTTGCCAGCGCGAGCAATGACACCGCCGCAGCGCCAGACGGCCCAAACAAAGCGCCACTGTTAGCGAGAATATCAACCACTGGCAGCATGGTTGCCGCTGCATTTACAACGACAGTTTTATAGCCTTTCATCGATCACCCTTTCATAAAAATGATTTCGGCCTCACGTCTTGCCACAAGTCCAGGCAACACAACACCGCCAGATTTTACCCACTTCCTAAGCTCATCTTCTGCGCCTTGCCAGTCTTGAGCATTGATTCGACGGCGAAGCGTGCTTCTTTTAAGGTTTCCTGCACCTAAGTTATAGCAGAAATCCACAATGGCATTTAGCCGTCTAGGATGTTGCTTAAGCACAGGGCAAAGCCGCAACACTTCCGGCAAATACGTTTCACTAAGCTCATGCCTAAGTAACTTTTCCGCTTCTTCCTTACTTATAGGCGCGTCATCCAGCGTCACATTTTTACCGCCAGCGTAATACGTAGAGCCATAGCCAATGGTCGGCACTCCGGCAGGGCACAGATATGGCTTTGATCTGAAACCCTCAAAGCGTTTGCAAAGATCGATGGCGATGGTGAGATCAATCACTTTTTATCTAG